CCCATGTGTAGCCTGATCCTGGAGTCGACACCGTAATTGATGTCATGTGATTAGAACCGTCGTAACCTGGAGTCAAGACAGCACCTGTTCCATCACCAATCACAAAGATCGTCACATCATTTGCAAAAACTTGCCCACTTGGTGGCAAGGTGACAGATGCAACTGCGCCTGCTGTGATTGTGGTATTTTGGATGAGTACTGAGCTTGGATCCATTCCTGCCTGCAGTGCCAAGACATAAGTATTTGAACCGTAGCCAGCACCTGGACCTGATACTGTAACACGATTCAAAGTATTAGAAGTGACAAAGGTGTTAGCTGTTGTCGTTGTTGAAGCTGATACTGATGCACCTGTTGAATCGAAAGAGATGAGCTTAGTAACCAGAGGAGTTGCTAGAGTAACTGATCCAATAGTCACTGAAGCATGATTACGGTATTCTGCAATCGTTGTTGCGTCGAATGTCGAGATAGAGCCAGTGGTTGCTGCTTGAATAACCTGGCTCTGAGTTCCATTAGATGTAGATGTTGGTGCTGCTGTCACAGGCAAGTAACCGCCGGAACCAGTGGTGGAGAACTGAGATCCGTCAGAACCAACAGAGCCCATATACTTCCAGACGTAACCGTCACCTGTTGTGAAGTAACCTAATGAATACGATGTTGGAGCAACTGTTGATGCTGCACCAAGATTGTTGTCTATGATTTTGTAGATATCTGCGCCATTGTTGACGTAGTATCCATCAGAAGCTGGGGAAAGAGTTGGGGATTGAATTTCACCCAACCCGTCATACTGTTTGTAATGTTTGCCTGTCGTCCAATCGTTTCGTTGGAGACCTAGACGAGCATTTGATGGTTGAATTCTGAACAAAACAACTGAATTCTTCTTGACATAGTTAGACGTTGATTCAATATCAGGTGTTTCTGGCCCTGCTCCAGAGAGGTCACTCAACCCGCCAAGGCACAAATACAAATTGTAGTTGACATTTGTAGTTGGATTTGCGGTTCCAACATAGATCCAATTCACCCCATTGTCGACATTCAATCCGATGCTAGTTGGACCAACAGATCCACTAGATCCTGTCTTGGCGGCAACATACTCATTCCCATAATTGACAACTTGATCACTCACGTAATAGTTGTAATTCGCCTGCCAAGCTGGGGGATTTTGTATGCCCAAATCAGAAATGATTGACTGGACCACATAGGCGTTGAATTTCTGACTAAGAGCAGACATTGATCAATCCTTCTTGATGAAATCACCTGATTGTGTTATCAGGTTGAATCTATTACCGTTGAAATCCTGAATCCATATGTCGTTGGCTTCAGAAATCGAATCATATTGCACGTTAGGTGGGGTTGCAAATGAGGTGAACACGGTTCCGACAACGATTGGTTGCACATATTTTGTGACATCGTTTGCTGATACTTGAATGGATGCGAATCCCTGTTTCTCAGTAACTGCAAACCTCTTGTACCCGACAGGATGTAGTAAATCATCCACGATGTCGTTGTATAGAAGTGGATCTTCCGTGCTCGTCAACTCATACGAGAACTGTTGATATTTATTGTCATCTGTGAGAACAGAATTGATTTCTAAGAAACCTTTCTGGTCAACCCAACTAGAAGTCGTGAAGCGTGTTTGAACACCGAAGCTGAATGTGACACCTGTTCCATTCACTGAAGACACAGAAGCAGATAGAGTTGTAACATCATTACCCAAGATCAAGTATGGTGAAACGATATTCAACTTCTTGATTTGCCCAATGTCATCTGTAATTGGAATCAACCAAGCATTTGTATTTGAAACGGTGATGTAAGCAACAGCATTCTCACCAACGTATACTTTCGTGTCTGCCCAGTATCCATTCAAATAGACAGTGGCTGTCTCACCTGTGTTATACAAGTAGAATGCGGGTTGATATGGGTACCACTTGGTAAACTTCAGAGTCTGCATTTCAGAAGAAACAAATTCACCTGTTTGTCCGAATGATGCGGGAATGTTAGGAGATAGAACAATAGGCGTTGGTGCAGGCAGTGGCTGTTGCTTAACAACATACAATTGGGGTATCTGGTCGAAACCATAGCCCGGATCGTATACTGTAACTTCTGAGATCTCACCATTTGGACCAACGGATTTCACATATGCAGAAAAGTTGGCCCCAGATCCTGTACTTGTTGGCTTGGCACGAACAGCATCACCCACTCTGTAACCTAATCCAGAATTGGCCACGCTCACTGCCTGGATTGAACCCAGTGATGTGTGTTCAACTAAAATATAACCAGAGTAGAATTCTGTACCAGGATTGGATGATGTGATAGAAACAATATCATTCTCCATGTATCCAGTACCAGTTGCATCTACAGTTGGAATTACAACTGAGAGCAATAGAGAATTGATAACATATCCATTCACCTCAATACGAATTGAATCGCCCGGCAGGAATTCTTGCGTCGGGAGGAAGATTTGTATTCTCAGAGCGTCAGATTGAGGGTAATGCACAACATCGATAGCTTCGATGAACGCTTGTACCTTTGATTGTGATCCAGTCGCGGTACCGCCTAACAGCGCAGCATTTTCAAGGATGTAAGTGAAGTTGGGATTAGATGTAATCGTGCTATCTAGCTTGGTGAAGATGTAATGTGTCTGACCATAGTTGGCAGCATCTAGCCAAAGCATCTCTTCTCTTGGGTATGTGATCGTGACAAGAGAGTCTCCAAACAAAATCTTGAAGAGCATTTGGAATGATTGCACTGAACCACGAGAAAGATAGAAATCTCTCAAGTAGGTCAAGAGCATTGATTTTGGAATTGCAATCTGACGTTGAAGGATAAATCCCATGTCATTCAAGAGTGCATTCAGATATGCATCATTGTCGTTTGCAGGTGAGACATTGTAATCTTCTGGATCTAGATTCTTTTCCCAGTTGTTCAAGATCGCCAGAAAATTTGGTGTCGCGCCAGGAAGAGCATATGGATCATGCGCCGGATCATACTCCAACCAGTTGAAGTAGTCCTCCACGAATTGTGCAAACGCAGGATACGTGTCCCGAATAAAATTCGGAATTCTAGCGGTGATTACGGGAACATTTGAAATGGTCATTGTGCAGTCAGGGCGCAAGCTGTGGATGCAATTCTCACGATGTTATTCAGAGAAGTATTGATATCAGGATTTAGCGGTTTTGCATAAGTTGTAACCACTGCAACTGTACCTGTGTAACCCTGCACTGTTGCGAATTGTGGCATGACAAAACTGACAATCCCTTTGTTGTAATCAACAGTTCCGATAGCATTTTTGGTTGGTGAATTACCTGAAGAATCTCTCAACCACACATTGCCAAGACCATCATCCTTGATTGTATATGAGTTGCCACCATACAGAATAACTGATGATGTGTAGATTGTATTCGGAACAATTGGATTAGAGAAGGTGACGATATTAGTTCCGGTACTCTGATACAAGATTGTGAAATTCTTGTGCATATTCTTGACAGAGTAAGCTGTCACAATACTTGGCTCATCTGCAATCAGATAGTTGATCATCTGATTTTCAGACAAGATGGTTCCGAAGTGATTCAACTGTGTCGTATTGTATGTGTTGAGATCAGCAAGCACACGACCTTGGATTACAGTTAAAGGATCGTTTGTCAACTGTGTGTCGACTTTTCCGAAGACAGAGACATCAACATCGATGAATTCAGGATCCACGAAAATCATGTCAGCACCAACAACACCAAACTTTTCAACAATAGCTTGTTGAATTTGATTCTTGGCTGTGACCGTCAAGACATCAGAAAGTTTTGGTTTGATAGAGAGCATCACTTTGCCATACTGTCTGATTGTATTCTTCTCTCCACCCCATACGCTTAAGGAATCAACATTCCTAAACTTCTCAAGAATGATTGATTGATAATCCGATTCAGTTACTGTGCGATTCTGTCTCTTCCAAGAGTGTGGAATTGTAAAGCGCAAAGAATCGATAGACTCGACATCCATGCCACCATAGGAAGCCACAGGCACTGCGGGATTCCTAGATGTGTCGGATGCAGCAACAGCAGAAACAATAGAGCCAAGAGGCAGAGAAGCACCTTGGGGTAGTTGGTTGAATTTGAAATTTTGTGCGCCATTTCCAGATGCTCCATTCGTACTCACATATTGGCAAATAACTATAGATGTATTCTGTGGCTGAACACCAAAAATATTCTGTCCAAAGAAAATCTGATAGTTTTGGTCGTAGTTAGTTGTTAAGTAGTAAGCAAATGTTGAGCTATCTACCGCAAAGATATCAGCTACAGGCTTGTAAACATCTGTCAGGTTTCCAAGCTGTACACTAACTCTCAAAGTATCAGTGTCAATAGCAGTATCAGGAATGATGAATTTCTGATTATCGGTACTGTTGTTGACAATGAATTTGAATGTAGTCCATGCACCTTCGTAGACAGTGACAGGAGGTCCAGTGTAAATGTAGACAGGATTGTTCAATGCATCGAAACCAGAAGATTTCTGATTCAGTGTTACATCTTCAATGATGTTGAAGATACGTTGGTCCGATGTGCTATTCGTGGATTTGAGATTAGAGCCAGCAGGGATGACAACATTCTGTGAAATTGGATCATTAGCAACTGGAACTGAGACACTCAGAGTCAATTGATTCTGTGAGCATTTCATGCTTCCAGGAATGTATCCTGTTTTCTTTGCATGAGACAGTAATGCGGGTCTAGTATGAGCAGAGTCTGTAAATGACTCATCCATCAACATCTTGGTGTAGTAACCATTGATGTGTGTATTGTATGCAAGGATATTGAGAAGCTGAGAGACGCCTGCACCATTGAAGTTAAAATCCTTGTATGCAGGCTTACCCTTCAAGAAGTTTACAAAATTCTGTCGGATCTCATCATAATTCAGACCTGCCACAGGGAAGTTATTGATCGATGTCATTAGCGGACTCGCGATACGTAGAATGTGAATGTCTCAATCGTCGACGAGGCTCTAGCCAAGAATGTGATTGTGACATTGAAACCAAGACTATCTGAACTGATTTGTGTACTGACACTTTGTAGTACAGCTCTGGTCTCGTACTTGTTGATTAAGAATTCAATACGCGTATTAAGTGCAGCAGCGGTCAATTCATTAGCTGGTTCAAAGAGTAATCTCTTGATACTAGCACCGGAACCAAAATCGAATGGTATATCAAATGGTTCCATCATTACCAAGTTAACCACTGAACGACGAATAGCTGCCACATTTGTCAGTGGTGTTAAATCGCCAGTTAGAGGATTAGGAGTCAGAGTGAGATCGAGGTCTGAATATGCAACAATTTCATTTGTTTTTAATTGTACTGCCACTTTATCCGCCTGCGTAAACGTTTGTTGACCCCGTCATAACAACTGAACCACAACAAACAGCATCTCCGATTCTTCCTGCTGCCTTTCCATTGATGAATACTGTACTTGATCCACTACAGAGTTTTGAGTCATGACAACTCAAACCGCAACAATGAACCGACCACTCATCTCCTATCCTATGCCAAGGCCTTCCATTCACGTTCACGTTAGGTGAGCCTTGAACACTTGGACGAGGAGGAAAACAGGAGTGACCAGTACAGTAGTCACCTAGTCGAGAAACAGCAGGCATAGTATGTTCCTAAGAATACTTCGTATTTATTCCGTTGTGCACGCTTCAGGCCACACCAAACACGCCTTCGAGGATGTCATATTCTTGATCATCGTCATGAAGCAATTCTTTTGTGTAATGACGATTCTTGGTGTTGGAGTCAAATACACAGAAGGAGGTGTAGGAACCTCACAAGGATCACACATCGTCTCTGGTAGTTTTGCTTGTACGTCAGCCATGAGGTGAGAATACCAATTCGAATGGAGGGATTAGTTCGCCGCTGATTACATCAATGAAGATTGGGTTAGATTGATTCTGTTCAAATTGCCACTGTAACAGTTGTGAATCGATATCAGTTGAATTACGTCCATTGGTCAATCTGGTTGAAGCTATCTGTAAGTAATTTTGAAATGTAGTTGCAATGAACAACTCAAGAGGAGTTGGTTCAGTAGAAGGAGCTAGACCATTCTGCACTAACAATTTGTTAAACAGGTTCGAACCCTTCAAGTTATTGATGAAAGTTTGCACAGCTGGGCAACTATTTGAGTAATCAACATCTTGATTCTGTGTATACCAAGATGTGAATTGTGAAGGAGGGACAGCTTTCAATTCCTCTGGTATTGGAATCAGTGTGACTTGTGAAGTCTCAGGTGGAGAATCGCAAGGAACACACTGTGATTCAAATGTTTTAGGAATGAAGTTTTGTGTTGTTTCTGGAGTACAGTCTTCACATATCGGTTCTATCTTTGGAGGCGGATCATAAACTGTTGTGGTTGTTGTATGATCGAAAGGTTCCTGCGCCACGAAGTTGTCTCTATCAAAATCCCAGTTGTTGAAAATTCTGATGCAGAACCAATCTTCAGTGTATACTTGATCATTGGTGGCCAAAGTCAATCTAACTTTAAATCTCCATTGGCGACCCAGTGGATACGACAACTCACCTCTCTGATAGAACCAATTGAAGCTTGGAGAGTAGTCATTACCATACATGTCTGGAGGAGTGCAATCAAGATTTGGCAGTGTTCCTCTCAATGTTCCCAATTCATCTAAGAAGACACCAGGGGGTAACTCCCCATCTACCACTTCATAAAACATCACTTGTGAACAGACTCTAGGGGGTGAAGGGATTGTTAATTCTAGTCTAATTGCTTCACCAACTGTAAAGATTGGATTGAATGTTGCAGATGACGGAATAGCGATAAATGAACCGATGATGTTACCAGTATATGTGGATGTATTGTTGGCATGGAAACAGAAGACATAGTTTCCAGTTTGGAAATCCTTAGAGAAAGAAGTACTTGTTGAAGAGAAGTTGATTGACGCGTATGAATTGATTATTGCACTAGGACCAGACCCAATGATTTGATAGATTGTGAGAGATGCATTAAATGCGCCAGGAATGGAGCTAGAAAGACCTACCGTGAATGTGACAGTCTGTTGGATTTGCATCTGCGCCAACAACAGTTGATTAGTTGTTGGACTGAAGCTCAATGGAGTGTTAGTATTTGGATTGATAACAGTTAGGGATTCAATTCCCGGTCCTGCCATCAAAGCTGTGACTGATTGAAGACATGTTGCCATGATATTACTCGCAGTGGCTCAAGATAAAGTGTTGGAATGGATCCAATTCTCTAGGTGTGATTGGAGGTGCATTTGCATAATCATTATCACCATCAGGTG